ATAAAAGTTGCACCGCTAGAAGATTTACGTAAAGCAATAGTCGAAGATAATTTACATTCATTATTTAGGTTAATAGAAAATGAAGAAACATTGCCAGTAGAAGATATACGTAAAGCAATAGTCGAAGACAATTTGTATTCATTGTTTAGATTAGTTGAAAATGCTTCGGCTGATGCAAATGAGAAAGATTTAGTAATTGTTGAACTTATAGATAATGTTAGACGAGGTACACTAGAAAAGAATCTACACGCAGTTTTTAGAGTAGTAGAACATTTTCAAGAAAAAGAATTTTTACCATTGTCAATGCCTGTAGAAGATTTGCGTAAATCAATAATTGAAGAAAATATTTATTCAATATTTAGAGTATTAGCAAGGCTAGATGCAGAAAATAGGCAAATGAATGCGTTGCGCCAAGCAGTTGTAAATAAAGAAATTCGAGCATTAGTTGGTTTGTTTATTGAAAATCCACCTGCTTTGTTTGATACACTTCCAAGAGTTATAAGAACTTTTCCAGATATAGATCTCCGCGATGCTTTTTCCAGGGGACAAATTTCTAGTAAAAAATGGCTAGCAGATGAATTAAAAACACTAGACTTAGATCTCGGAACGGTATTTTTGTGTGCAGGATGGTATGGATCGTTAGCATTACTGTTGTTTGAATCAGGTTTAGAAGTTGAGAAGATTAGATCTTTTGATAAAGATGCCGAATGTCATAAGATTGCCGATACGATTAATAGACCATATGTAATGTCTGAATGGAAATTTAAAGCACAAACTGCCGACATTCATGAAATCAATTACACTGATGGCCATGAATATATTACTCTTAAAAGTAACGGTGAAGGTCAAAAATTATATGATAAACCCGATACAGTTATTAATACAAGCAGTGAGCATATTGAGAATTTCAAAGAATGGTACACTTCAATAGCACCAGGCACATTGGTTATTTTACAAACCAATGATTATTTTGAAATAGCAGATCATATTAATTGTGTTAAAAATATTGATGCATTTAAAGATATGGCACCTATGTCTAATATACTTTTTGAAGGTACATTAAATCTTGAATTTTATAATAGGTATATGTTAATAGGATATCGGTAGTGTATCAGTATAGTGATATCCGCACAGTACATTTAGAAGTTACTCAACGCTGCCAGGCGGCATGTCCTATGTGCGATCGTAATATGAACGGCGGCGCCGACAATCCGCATATGACTAATGCTGAATTGTCATTAGAAGATTGCGAGAAAATTTTTAGTATTCCTTTTATACAGCAACTTAATACAATGTATATGTGTGGTAATCTCGGTGATCCAATTGTAGCAAAAGATACCCTTGAAATTTTTAAGTATTTTAGAAAGCATAATCCCAAAATGTGGTTGAGTATGAATACTAATGCTGGTGCCCGTGATTCCGAATGGTGGGAAGAATTAGCAAGTATATATGGCCGAATGGGTGCTGTTATTTTTAGTGTAGATGGCCTCCGCGATACTAATCATTTGTATAGGCAAAATGTCAATTGGGATATAGTAGAACGTAGTATGCGAGCATTTGTTGGAGCAGGTGGAAGAGGCCGATGGGATTTTTTAATATTTGAACATAACGAGCATCAAATCGACGAAGCAGAAGCAATAGCAAATGAGATAGGCTTTGAGAAGTTTATAAAAAAGAAAACTGGACGATTCTTTAGCAGTGCTAAAAATAAAGGCAAGGAAGAACACCAGGCAGTAAATCGCAAAGGTACAAAAACACAGACATTAACAAAACCTAAAAAAGAAGAGCATTTAAACAGGGCTATCGCAAAGGAAGAACAGTTAATAAAACAATATGGTAGTATGATGGAATATTATAATACTTGTAAAGTTAACTGTAAAGTACAAAAAGATGCGAGTATTTATATAACAGCAGAGGGATTGCTTATGCCTTGCTGTTGGACTGCTGGTCGAATGTATAAATGGTGGCATAAAGATTACAAAGTCGAACAGGTTTGGGATTTCATTGATCGTGCCGGCGGTAAAGAAGGAATTAATGTAATAGACAATAATCTTCGAGAAGTAGTTAATACTAATGGTATTTTACAAGATATTGAAAGTAGTTGGAAAATTAATAGCCTCAAAGAAGGCAAATTAGGTGTTTGTGCCCAAAAATGCGGATCGGAATTTGACCCATTTGGTGAACAATTTAATTAGAATTAGTTCTATTGAGAATTAAATTTAATTTTCTAATATTGTTTTTATTGTGTAGAATAAGTTTAGTTCCGGTGTGTAATGGTTTCGGCCATGCACCAATATTAACCCACGCATATCCCACGTGCTCGTCATTTAATATAGGATGAAATTCATCGACAATTAAACTGACAAAACTGGCATAATTAAAACCATCGTCGTTGCTAACAAAATTGTCAAACGGTATTGTTTTAATAATTTTTGGAAAAGCAAGTAATTCTTCGTCAAGTTCTCTCTGTAATGCTACGCCCAATGTTTCTCCCTCTTCAACTTTTCCACCGAAGAAACTCCAAGTTAATGGATGCGAACTATCTGCAGAACGGAGGCCGAGTAATATACGGTTCGTCCTGATACTTAAAAAGATGGTGCCTACTGCCTTTATCATTGTAATGTTTTATATGTATATTTACATGATTTACAAAACCACAGATTTTTTTTGTCGTCGACGTATAATTGCTTTGAACACCTAGGGCATTGTATTAACGTATGCCTCACAGTGTCTTTTGCTACAGCATTATTCTCCAAAATCCTGGTAGGTATCTTCCTTGATATGAATCCATCCACTGTGTTCCGTTCCATTTGAATTGATCTCCGGTGTAATTGTTCTGTATGTAAGTTATCTCTCCGGTGCTTGAAGCATCAAAATATATAACCCAATTTGCACCATTATATTGTATAACATCATTTTTATTTGCTACTATATCTCCCCATGCTGTCGTCGATGAACCGACGGCACCCACGTCATCTAATATTAAATATTTTTGATTTGTAGCAACAACCGGTAATGTACCATCCCCGGGATAATTCTTTAATGGATTTATAACTGCGTTAACAGTAAATCCTGTGCCTGGTAATGTGTCTGTGTCGACATTAAATGTAACACGGTTTGGTGTATTTGTTTCTGTGATAGTGCCCACAATGTCATTTGTGGATACTTCTATGTCAGAACTTAACCGCAAATGTATTTGAGTTACGCCACTAACTAGGTTGTATGAATACTCCTCAATTAATTCGGCCCAACTCATAGGTTTGCCATCCCCTCGATCATTTATACCAGCATAGTTTAATAATTCCAACTGCCCATTTGAAACTTTTAATGATGCATTTTTTGGTGTAATAATATCTCTAGTTAAGTAGTCTGTGCCTCCAAAGAAATCATAAGCATCTGCATCAAAGTCTTCTGGATATTCGTGTATTCTTGTTGTAATTTGTTCGATAACTCGTCGTTGTTGTATTTTAGCAGGCGGGCTAATCCACACCGGCATAGTAAATGTCATTGAACCAACATCGATTTGTGAATCAATACCTTGTGGTACACCCCTTGAACTCCAACTTATATCGGTTAATTCAACAACAACAAGAGATGTCCAATCTAATATATTTGTACTACCTTGCAATTCAATAGCAGGGTTGAATAGCACTAATATCTGTTCAAAAAGTTGTAATTTCTGATCAGAATTACTTGTCCATACATCAACCTGCATTGTTAGGGTATATGGAACTGGCATTAGGCGTTCGGTACTATAATGGTTTCCTGGCTCATTGGTGTATTCATTCAATTCTTGGTCATATTTCCGTTCTGTTATAGTATCCTTTTCAACATGGAATGGATTTAGTGTTCTCGACCGATCTGGCTGTAATGTTAAAATATGTGCTGTAATAAATGGACAGGAATTAACAACATTTTCGCTATTATTTCGTAAAATGTGTCCAACCATTCGTTGCATATCTGCATATCGACAAGGAACTCTTATAAATTTCGTATCGCCATCTTTACCTTTTCCAGTTTTGATTAATAGTCCACCAAATAATCGTGTAAATTGTAAAATATATCGACGAAACTGCTCATCGTAAAAGTATCCTGCTTTATTGTATCTGCTTGTCATTTATGTTCTCTTTAAAAATCTGATTTTGGTTTTACTATGTTGCTTAATCCTTGTTTTGATGGTGTGCCATTATCAATTACATTTGCATTATCAGTAAAAGTACGTAACACCGTGTTGGCGGCACGCCATACTTGCCGATGATCATCCTCAACTTTAATCCATCTTGTACCTTTTTTAAGAAACAGTCGATGTGGGTTAAAGTCAGTCCTTAGAAAGTAGTCACCAGCAACTGCGGATTCAGGAAATGTTGCGCCACTGCCAACCAGTGATGCGCCATTAGGTGGCGTTCCATCGGCTTCCCAAATAGATTTCTTCCCACTTTCAGCATTATAATATAGATGACCAGTTTCAAATCCATGTTTTGGTACTTCATTTTCACTTTGCTCAAGCATTGCTTCACTGATTTCTAATTCATTGTTATATGTACTGAGTATGTGTTTCAAATCATCTGCTTTATCACCATCGCCGAGGATATCACGGTATTCGACAGTATCTTGTAATCCTTGACATTTAACACG